TCCTATGCCGACATTACCAGAACTATCAATTACTAACCTATCTTTGCCACTATTCAAACCAGTACCGCCACCTGTTTGAATAGAAAATAAATCTAAATTATGGTCAGCAATTATTTGCATTCTATTATCGTCATCTGTATCACCTAATCCTATTTGTGATAATCCTGTGGTTGGTGCTACTATTGTTAACACTGAATCACTAGAACCATCACCTATTTGCAAATCTCTTGTAGGCGAAGTTGTGCCAATACCTACTTTTCCATCATGAGCAATAGTCATTTGCTGTACAATGGTTTCGTTACCAGTATCTGATGGATGGGTAAAAAACGCTAGACCCATATTGTCATGATCACCACCTGTTCTTATAGCCCCGATAGCAGATGTTCTTCTATTAGTATTCATGTTACCAAACCCTATAGAAGGTCCGATAGCACCTACAGCTGAGGTATTTGAGTCATTAGTTAATAATAAGGTATCTGCAGATCCATCAGTTAAAGAAAATGCTGTCGCAGAATCTACGTGTAATCTTGCATCTGGTGAAGTTGTTCCTATACCTACATTACCGGAAGAATTAATATAAGCATGTGTTGTACCTGCTCCGTTAGTAAATTTTAAAGCGGTTTGATACCTAATGTCTGAATCGTTACCTGTGCTGTTAGATCTTAAGTATATTAACGGATTGCTATGATTTACTACAACGTTACCTCCTACAGATAATCTAGCAGATAAAGAAGATAAGTAACTCTGAGCTCCAGCGTTGATTCCTAAATTAGTAACTTTAGCGTCACCTACTACTTCAAATTCTTCGCTTGGTGTTGTTGTACCTATACCTAAGTTTACATTAGTGAAATAAGCATCTACAGTACCATCACCACCTTTTATTCTGAAGTGTTCATTTTCAGCTGACCCAGCTGCAGTACCAGTTTTAATAACAACAGCACCATTAGGTGTTCTGTTTGTAAGGAAAGGGAAAGATGCATTGTTAGTTTCGTCAAACATTAAGAAATATCTATCTGTTACAGAGCCTCCTTCAACTGGTCTGTAAACTAACCCATTTGTGTTTGAACTAAAATGCATATCACCGTTAAATCTACTTGTACCATGAACATGTAGTTTTTCATTCGGTGTAGTAGTACCTATACCTACGTTACCGGCACCGGTAACTGTCATTCTTATTGTATTACTGGTAACGAATCCTAAAGGAAAATTACCAAATTGATACATGTTTAATGAACTTGCACCAGCGTAATTTGTATTATTAGCACCGTTTAAAAATAATCCAGGTTGGACTGTGTGATTTTCATCACTTTGAAATGCTAACATAGAGTAAGCACCAGTACCTGTGTTTGCATTCTCTATTTGTATTCTTACATTGCTATTATTTGTACTACCTGATACATGTAATAGAGCTGTTGGAGATGGAGTACCTATCCCTAGTCTACTACCATCAAATACTAAATCAGGATCTCCTTCTAAAGAATCTGTTCCATCAAATATTGCTACTCTATTATCAGCACCAGCTGTTACTGCAGATACTGCTCCACCTCCAGATCCTCCTGAGAATTCTATAAGATTACCTGAGGAATCGACTCCTAAAGTATAAGCTAAAGTTCCTGTATAATTACCAGAACCGTATTGATGTAGTCTAGCTGCTCCAGTATCATTTAATGTAAGATGTTGTGTTGCAGATCCTGCTTCTGTAGATCTATATGCCCATTGTAATTTTCCATTAGAATCAATTTCTTGAGTCCATATTTTAACTCCATCTCTAGATTGTCTTATCCCAGATGCTGCTGCTGTTGAACCACTTAAGTGTAATCGGGTTTTTGGACTATCGTGTCCTATACCAATGTTACCTCCATTGTTTGCATTTAAACTTCTTACAAAATCATAGTCTAATCCTAATTCAGAACCTCCATCATACCTTGTTAATGTAGTTACAAAAGCAGTAGCGTCATGATTAAGATGTTGAGTATTAGCTCTTAAGTTTAGTATATTCTGTACTTGTAATGTTCCGCTAAATAAACCTGTTCCTTGTACTTGAAGGTCGGCATATTGAGGATTATTTGTACCAATACCTACGTTACCGTTTGAACCTTCTATAAAAATACTATTATTAACAGTGCCGGATCCAATTGATATATCTCTATTACCGTCTGAACGAAGAGTAAACACACCAGATGAATTACCCATATACCCAATAACTGCATCAGCACCAAATCCTCCAACATAAATGTTCCCACCATTAGATACTCCAAAATGACCACCAGTAACTCCTAACTTATAATTTGAAGTAGTAGAGCCAACTACTACTTTACCGTCTGTAAAATAATGTGCTCCAGATCCTGTTACTTGTAAAGAACCTGAGAATGAATGTATATCATCTGAGGTATCTCCAAATTTAGTTGAACCAGATTGAAATACTATTGATGCTGAAACGAATTCTGTATGGAATTCTTGTGCAGTTAAAGTTCCGGTTATTGTTGCGTCTCCTTCAATGGTTACATTACCTGATATATCTTGTTGAAAAGCGTCTGCATTAGCACTACTACCTATATTTAAATTACCAGAAGCATCTTTCCATATCCTATGACTAGTTGCATGACCACTTGTAATAGCCATACCGTTACCTGCACCATTACCATTCTGTCTTAAAATAAAAGCACCTGTTGTAGATACACCGGTACCCCCGTTAAGAGTTATAGCTCCAGTTGAAGTACTTGTTGTAATTATATTTCCTGCAAAAGTAGCAGCGTCAGGAAAGTTATTATAAAATACTTTTTCACCTAAACTATCATCTTCTCCAGGATCTGATGTATGGAATTTTAATCTTTTATCTGTATCTGTAAAAAGGAAAGAACTTCCTTGAGTTTCATTTTGAAATTGTATAACACCTGCTCTAGGAGTAGACCCATAATCTGATACTAAAACTAATTCACCTCTATCATTACTACCACCTGCTGCTAATTCTAATTTACCATTAGCAGACATTCGCATTGCATCCCAGGTATTGGTACCTTTTCTAAATCTTATGGTACCTTGAGCTGCTCTGAATATTTGATCTGTGATTATTTCACTACCAGACCCGCTAGCATGTATACTTGCACTACCGGTTATATTACCATCACCGTCTATTTCAACTATGTTAACACTACTAGAAACAAACTGAAGTTTATCAGCTGTTGAATTATACTTTAAACCAAATCTTCTATTGGTACCAAATCTCAATACAACATCATCTCTAAATCTGGATTGATTATTACCCACTGCATCGAAATGTGAAAAGAATAATTCTCCAGTAAATTGACCAGTACCATCTACATATAATGTTTTAGAACTAGGACCTGCGTTAATACCAACAGCTGTTCCATTATCCTGTATTGCTCCGGTAGTTAATGTATTAGCATCGCTAAATCTAGCTACATAGTCTGCTGTTCCTGAACCGTCTATATTATTAGTTAAAGCTTGTGCGTGTGTAGATAAAGAAGCAGAAACAGAACCCCAATCATCTACAGTTATGTCATCTGCATCTATACTTCCTGATACGACAACGGTTCCTGCTGAACCGTCTAATATCATTAAACCAGGAGTAGATGTACTGGGTGAAAAAGCTATATCACTAGCTCCGCTAGATCCTCTTATAACTAAATTTTTGGAATGTAATCCGCTAATACCTGTATCGCCTACTTCAAAGTCAAAAGTAACGTTTACTCCTGCGGTAGTGCTAGCTAAGCTTAAACTTAAAGCATCTGCAGAATCGTTGGTTGCTCTAAAAAAACTACCTGTTGTATGTATAGCTCCTGCTACTTCAAATTTTTGAGAAGGGACAGAAGTTCCTATACCTACTTTACCGTCAGCAGTTATTTTTAATCTTTCAGTACTGTTAGTACCTATTTTAAACCCACCGTTAGAGTAATTCCAAACAAATGCTTCACTGGTTCCATCATCATCCCATCCGAAATCTACTTTAGCAGCATTATCCTGTCTGATTCTAAATGCTGGGTCACCACTAGTAACACTAGAAGAGGCAAATATCTCTACAGATCTTCCTGAAGGTGTTGCAAAAATAAATTGATTATTGGAATCGTTAAGGAGTAAGTATCCTGTTCCTTTTATATTTCCATCTACTCCTAATGCTGCGTTTGAAGGAGGTGAGGTTCCAACGGCGATATCACCTGAAACGGTTAAATCGTTGGATACATTAAGAGAGTTAAGTAAAGCGTCTGATCCGCTTACTATCAGTTTTTTCCAGTTTGGCATATCTTCACAATTACGGTTGGTTACTCAAAGAGCCCACTTCCCCTTTCGGGGCCAATAATAGGTTTATATATAAATAGCAAAGGAGCCCGTAAGGCTCCATCTATTATGTTCTAAATGTTTTTAAGTAATTTGTGAGTGTTGTATACACTTTATAGAAGTGTTCAAACTCGTTACCTGTATATTGAGCAGATCTTAATTTATTTAAAATAAACTCTACGTCTTGTCTATCTAGATTATCTAAAGCTCTAGATTTTTGTTTGTTTACTATTCCCATATAACCAATTTAAGAATTATTATGCATAAATCCAAATATCATCAGAAGCATCTACTTTTATATTACCTCTTTTTTGATATTTAGCTACATCTGATCCTCCGTTATCCATATCAATTACCATAGAAACGAAAGCATCAGGTGCAAATGCAGTAGCATCAGAAGCTAAAGATCCAGTAGTACCAAATCTTGATTGTCCAGTATCCCATGCTAATGCTTCTCCTTTTTTACCTCCTTGATCAATTACGATACCACCTTCGGCAGCTCCTGCAGATCCTGAAGATAATAAAATAAATTTATCTTCTACGTTTAAGTTAGTAACTTGTTGTTCTGATGTAGTTCCTGTTACAATTAAGTTACCCTGTACTGTTACATTACCAGAGAATGTTCTGTCATCCGCGATAGTATCTGGTAAAGTAAGTGTATAAGAAGGACCTCCTCCTAATGCTTGTGCTGTAGTACCAGTTACTCCAATCTCACCTGAAGTACCGCTTATTGAAATTGTTGTATCCCCCTGTACTGCTGTGTTAGCTGCTGATCCGTAATCTACTGATAAAGCAGTACCGTTACCCCCAGATATACCATCTCCTGCAACTGAAGTATGTAACTGAGTCTCTGTAATACCCTGGTCATCAACTCCAATAGAAACTTGATTATTTGTAACAGTAGCTGTTAAGCCTGTCCCTCCATCAATTGTAAAGGTATCATTTAAAAGATCAATAGTATCGGTACCGGTATTACCAGCAATATTTAAACTAGTAGGTAACCCAGTTAATCCAGATCCATCGCCTTGAAACGAACCGCTGAAAGAGCCTGAAAGGATCGAAGCAGCACCTGTTGATGTTATATTGTTGGCACCTATATTAAAAGTAGTACCTGAAAAAGTTAATCCGCTATTTTCTATAAGTCCAGCGGTTCCTGCTATAAGTATGTTGTTGTTAGTTAATGTGGAAGAGGTAATCGCTGCTAAATGAGCGGAAGATCCACTAACTATTATCTTTTTCCAATTTGCCATGTTACAGAGTAAGTTTTATATATAATAAATATCGTTAATTATTAAATCCAAGAAAGAAATCATCTGACCCGCTATAGAACATTCCTCCGCTTACCGCAGTAGGAGCAACATCTAAAGGAGCAAACCTTGCTGTTCCTTGTTCGTTAAATTCAAATTTTAATTCTCCTCCGGAAGAAACTGTTACTTTATCATTAGAACCGTCTAATCCGAAATCGAAAGAACCAGTAACTTTTAAATCGTTAGTGGTAGAGTAATAAGAACCAGTTTGTGCAAATATACCTATATTAGGATCTGTTGCCAAAGTTTTACCTGTATACTGATATACAGTTATATAAACATATTGATTAGAAGATGGTTTATTTTGATCGAATTGTAATACACCTGTCTTGTAATCAAATTGATAATCATTTATAGATACCTTAGCACTTGATCCTAAACTACCACTATTTAAAGAAGTAGATTTATATACTACTACATTATAACCAGGAGTAGCATCTTCAGTACCGGCATTCGTTAAAGCAGGATCAGAATACTTACTTGAAATAAAATTAACTTTCTGATTTGCATTAATTATTTGAGGTGTTATTCCGGAATTGCTTCCTGGAGGATCTAAAAAGAACCAAACATCTCTATCTAAATTTGATTTAGTAAGTTTTTGTCTGTACCAGTATTTTATAACTCCATCTTGAGTTGCTTTATCTTGAGAACTTCCACTAAAAGGTAATCCTGTAGAAGGAACTAAGTAATCTTCAGTATATACATCTGCACCTCTAATATCTAACGTAGAAGTAAATGCTTCTTGTTGCATAGAGATATCATCACTGGTAAATCTTCTCCCTAGTAATAATCTTAGCGCTTTTTTTGTATTATCTATTAAACCCATTATGAAGTACTTATACTTATATCTGTTATAGGAGAAGGATCTCCTTTATATCTTATAATTAGATAGAATTCATTATCATCATTATCTAAATACATTCCATCTGC